TGGGGTCTACTTTAATATATAGCAGAGCATTAAGTGCAACAGAAATATCTCAAAATTACGAAGCTCAAAAGTCAAAATTTGCAAATACAATTGTACAACAAGGATTAGTATTAAATCTTGATGCTGGTAATCCATATAGTTATGGCGGCGCTGGAACAACATTTTATGATGTAAGTCCAACCGCTTTATCTTGGACAATTAATAATGCAACATATAATTCAAGTGATCCAAAATATTTTAGTTATAATGGTAGTAATAGTTGGTTAGAATCATCTACTTCCGCAGCTTATGATTCTCAAACAATAACAATGGAATGTTGGTTTTATCCTAGTCCTTTAAGTCAAGAAGGATTTCTTTTTGAAAAAGGAGCAGTAAATAGTCAATATAGCATGTTTCTTAGTCTTACTGCATTTTATTTTAGAACATTTGGCGGAACAATAAATAATCAAGATTTGACTTTCGCTTCTTCTACTTATTTGACTGCGAATGTATGGAATCATGTTATTTGTACTTACAATGGAAGTATAAAAATTATATATGTTAATGGTGTTCAAGTTGCGAGTGTGAACGCTTCTGGAACATTAAATACAGGCCAAACAAATCAATATATTGGAAAATATGGCAATGCGGGAAATAATTATCCATTCAACGGAAGAATAGGAGAAACAAGAGTTTATAATATTGCATTATCTGCCGCTCAAGTATTACAAAATTACAATGCTACAAAAGGAAGATTCGGATTATAAAGTGTAAAAAACATTAGAATAACTTAAATTTCAATTAAAATAAGAAAATGAATACAATATTTATCCCCGTTTACCCAAAACCATCTGGCGCGAATGTCACCAGATTGGACGTAGACTTTAATGACTTTGATCCACATAATGGGATTAAATTTTCAGTAGTCCTTAAAAACCCACAAGATTTAAGCCTAGATAGGACTTATACTTGCATGTACGGCGATGATTGGCAGGATTGGCCCTCTGAGCAAACTGCCGAAGCTGACTATAATTATGTAAAGAAAGTAGTGCTAGATAATTTAGGCTATACTGAAGCTATTGCTCCATTTATTACTACCCAACCAGTAGATCAAAAAGTTATAGATGGGCAACCTGCTCAATTCTCCGTAGTCGCAAGTGGCGATTCTCCATTGAATTATCAATGGGGTAAAAATGGAACCGCTATCGAAGGAGCTACCTCTCCAGTTTATTCCATTAATTCAGCCGGGACTGGCGATCTAGGCTCTTACAATGTACAAATTAATAATCCAGTGAGTTCTATTATCAGTTCTTATGCATCATTAAATTTCTTTCAAGCTCCAACCATTACATCTCAACCACAAAATCTTAATTTGACCGTTAGCGGATTTGGTGTTTTAAATGTAGGAGTTATGGGCGATCAGCCATTAACTCTCCAATGGAGTAAAGATAATGAGACTATTATTGGAGCAAGCGGAAGCTCTTTGATGATTGCGGATGTCAAGTTCTCTGATTCTGGAAGCTATTTCGTAGCTGCTAGCAATGCCGCTGGATCTGTTCAAAGTGATTTCGCCATTGTAACCGTTACTGAGCCTACTCCTCCACTTCCTCCTGAGCCAATGCCTACTGGAATTATGCCATAATTTTTAAAATATCTCTTCTCAAGCCCCGAAAGGGGCTTTTTTTGTGTAATAATGTGTATGAATTTAACAGGTACGCAAGGAAACTCTTTTTACAAGAGACTTGTAGCCCGTGATTCTGATAATAATATAATGAATTTATCAGGTTTCACGGCCTCTGGATATGTAAGAGCTAGTTATGGCGCGGGATATACAAATGATAACGTTTATGTGCCTAGCTCTGGTATCTTATTAAATTTAAATCCACAAATAATCTCAGGAACAAATGGTTCCTTATATAGTAGTGGATATGTAGACATCGATGTAGGCAGAACTGGAATGGCAGCTTTACCCTCTAGTTATCTATTGTTTGATGTCCAAGTATTTTCAGGAGCAGATTATGCTCGTACTATTGAAGGTGGATATTTCATCATTAACCCAGAAATAACATACTAATATGAAAATCGTAGACATGGCTCAAGAACTTTATTTCGAATTAGGTCAGCCAACTGACCTTTCAGTACCAGCTATTAGCTACTGGCTTCGAAACAATATTGGTATCCTTAATAATAAATTAAATAAAGATATCGTTATTAATGACGCCACTTTAGAGCTTGACCCAAACCTTGGCGAAGCAGAGAAGTCTGTTTATAAGAAAATTTATGAATGCTACTTCTATGATTTAAAAGTCAAACAAACTCTAAATTCAATAAATAACGATTCTGTCCTAGAAGTAACAGATGGCGGCGGGACTGTCCGCAGAATCAACCGAAACGAAACAAGTAAAATATACTTAGATGCAAAGAAGACTGCCTTGACTGAATTGACTATGATGGTTAGTGATTATAACATTAATGATGTTGGCCCTCTTCAAATTGCTGGCGACGATACTGTCGTTGGTTCCTTTATCACTGATAAATATTATACACCTCGTCCATTCAATAGAGTTTAATTATGGCATCTTTATTAACAAACGAACAAAGAGCTAGCTTTGGATCAAATTTTAATGATCTTTTTGATACATTCTCTGAAGATATTGTAATTTATAAAGAGCCCATTAAAAACATTACTTCCATAAATGAAACCCCAGCTTTTGGATACCCCGGCGACGAATTGGCAGAAAGCGTAACTTATACTCCTGTATATGGTACTTACAAAGCAAGAATCTTCTATGGCAATCCAGAAGAAGATCTTATTGGTTTAGGTTCAGAGATTAAAAACCCAAAAGCAATTGCAAGAATCCGAGTGAAGACAGAGACTAAAGATTACATTGAAAATGGAAGCACTGAAAAGATAACTTTTGATGGCAAATCTTGGAATGTCCAATATGGTTTTGTTGTTAAAAGATTTATTGATGAACCTTATTATGAATACATGGTGAAAGAGTCTACATAATGGCAACCATAAATAAGACAATCTTAAATAGGGAAGTCAAAAAACTTCTCTTTAATAAAGACATTCAAAATCTAGCTTATCAAAGAGCCTTTAAGGAATTTGAAAGGATTAAAAAACAAGCTCTTAGAGAGTTTAATCAACACCCTGTTACTAAAGAGTTAGAAGAGGGGGTTGGTGCTTCAAATATTTCAAAGACTTTGCCCGGAACGAAAAGTGATGCAAATTTGTTTTCATTTATTGGGTTTGCAGAAGGCGCTAACCCAACTCAAGAAGTAAGGCAAATTTTAGAACAAGAAATCGATCTAAATCAAAAACCTACAGTAAGAAACATAGAAACAGGAATACAATTCAATTTCAAAGTCTTAGCTCCAACTCTTAAAGCAATAGAAGCGGAGACTCCATTGCCTTGGGAAAATGGTAGAAGCTGGGTTAAGGGTATTGAGAGAGGAATTTCTGGCCTTGGTTACTACTTGTCTGGCCGATTCAAAAGTCCAGAGCCTAGTCGATCTGGCGGAGGTATTCAATCAAGTTATAAAGTCAGAAAAGGTTCTTTCGTTACTGTAGACTACTTAAGCGAGATATTAAGAAACCTAAAGGAAAAACTTAAATAATGAAACCCCAATTTGATAACCAAATATCTTCTTCGTTCCTAATGTGGTTTGACCATACTCTATTATCTAAAGGCGAGGCTTATTATAATGTCACAAGTGCTTTTCCTGCCAACTCATCTTACGTCAATGGGTTCTATGCATACAATGGACCTTATAAAGGATTAGTTTATGATACTTCTATATCTGGCGCTACAGTAATGACTGGGGTTAGTATCGGTGGAGCAAATTATAATTTAGGTCAAAACCCAGTTAGCGGCATTAATTATTCAGAAGGGCAAATCTATTTAGCTTCTGGGTCTCTTACTGTTTCAGGAACTTACTCAGTTAAAGAATTTAATGTATTATTAACCTCTCAGCCAGAAGAGGTTTTGCTTTTTGAGACTCAATACGTCAGAAGAAATAAGACCTCAACAGAGTCTTTAAAGTCAAGCCTTAAAGAAAATACTATAACTTATCCTGTAGTTTTTATTAAAAATAATAGTAGCACAAATGACCCTTGGGCTTTTGGCGGTACTGACAAAACGAAAATGGATTTCCGAGCAATCGTGATCGCCGATTCTCAATATACCTTAGATGCAGTTTGTTCTTTATTCAGAGATAGAAATTATGATAATGTTCCTTTAATTGACGCAACTTATAATCCTTTTAATGTATTAGGAAGTTTTAAAAGTGGAATAGTCTTTAATTACGATTCTTTAACATCAGGAAAAGACTACTGTATGATAGATAGTGTTTCTGTCTCTAAAGTCGCGAGTGTAAGAGATATAGAGAGCAATCTAAATCCTAGCTCATATTATGGGCTGATTGATTTTGAACTGATCAAGTTTAGACAACCAAGACAAACATAATATTTTATGCCAAGAACAAGAGTAATTTACCAAAATGAAGCTTTATATGTTGGCCCTAGCCCAGCTACAAGTGGACACTATAAATTCGTTACGGGCGATAATGCTCCAAATGTCCCAACTCAAAAATTGAGTCAATTAGACCCTCTTTCTGTGCGAACAGTAAATTCAGGCAACACTACGGCAAGTGCTTCTTTGGCACAAATGACTGGCGGCTTGGCCGCAAATATTACTAATTTAGATCGTATTCAAAGTATTAATTATAATTTTAATATTACAAGGAAAGACGTAAATCAGTTTGGCGCTTTGGCCGCAATTGATAGAGTTATAATTGATCAGCCTACTGTTTCGTTGGATTTTTCTTACTTTCAAAATAGCTTCGCTAATGAAAAGGAATTGGGATTTAATGTTCAGGCGCTCAAGAGAAGCGCTACTGTGAATTTAACTATCGTTGCTTCTGGAGATAATGAATTTGGAATAACTGCGGCTTCTATTGTCGATGGCGGTCAAGGATATTTAAATCCATTTATATTAACTTTACCTCAATCAGCGCCCAATGTAGCTCCAGTGCTTTCTTTTGGTGTCGCAACGGGAGGCCTATTTGCTGGTCAAGCGACAGGGGTCTCAATAACTAACCGAGGATCAGGAGAGATTTGGATAAATAATAGTCAAATCGCGAGTACAATTTCTATTGCTAATGTTCCAGTTAACGTTGGAATTGGCGGCACGAGTAATGGCAACGCTTTCTCTCCAACTTTAGTAAATAACTATCCAGAAGGAACGACTAGCGTTATCAACGTTACTTGCCTATCTGGGATCTTAACGAAAGTTACTGACGATAAAAACATGTTCGTTAGGACAGTCGCTCAAGGAAACGACGTAACAGTAGCTACGACTGGCACATTAGATCAAGCGATTATTGCATTTGGAAATGTTGTAATGAATAATTACGCTACAAATGGCGCTGTCGGAGACTTCCCTACTGTTACTGTTGGCAATGAAGCTAGGAATATTTCTTTTCACACAGGAGCTAATAATTTTAAATCTTCTGCGGCTGGGCAACGTTATCAATTGCCTTCATTAGATTCTAATGGATCTAGAGTAAATGGAACATTCTCTTTACCCGATTTTAATGATACGAGTGATTTGACTAACAATGTTTCAGTATTTAAACCCGGAAGCATTGTTCTTGATTTAAGTCAATATGCTCTTTCTGGTTTTGGTATCGATACGTCTTCAGCTTCTTTAAATGCTCAAAGCTACAGCTTATCAATTGCCATGCAAAGAGATTCGCTAAAGAAATTAGGAAATACTTTTGAATTTTCCAAAGAAATAACTTTCCCAATTAATTATTCTCTTTCTGTAGATGTTTTGGTTTCTGATCTTGTTGTTGGAAATCTACTAACTATGGTTACTGGTAAAGATGTTTCTTTCGATGTGTCAATTTCTCACATTAAGCCCGGAACAGAAAATTCTTCATTAGGAAGAATCACAGGAGCTAGATACACGGCCAAATCTACACTATTAGAATCTATGAGTTTTAGCTCGTCAATCGGAGCGAATAAAACAGCAACTTTAACTTTTGGAGGGCAAATGAGTTCTCCTCAAGACACAACTAAGGGTATTTTAATGCATGGAGATTATTGGATGCAGATACCTGATGTAATTTAATTATTTCTCAAAACTGAATAAAAAATGTAATAATAAACAGAATTTTAAAGGATTAAAAATATGCCAAGAAATCGTGTAATTTACCAATCAGAAGCGTTATTCAATACAAATGATCTTATTGATGTATCAGCTTCTACACCATCACAAACTGGAGCTTTATATATAAACCAGTTTTCTCGCGTTCAATCTTGTAATTATAATTTTAATATTGCGAGAAAAGATGTTAATCAATTCGGCAATCTTGCTGCTATTGATCGTATTATCGTAGAGCAACCAGTTGTTGGTCTAGATTTTTCATATCTACTTTCAGATATGGCTAATGAAAAGAATTTAGGCTTTTCTATTATAACAGATCAAACTACTACCGCTGGCATTACTTCTGCCAATGCTGTTCAGTCTTGCTTATCTGGAATCTTAACTAGTGGAACTGTAAACACTAAAAATTACTATGTTAGAACTGTTACTGAAGGCAATGACGCTTCTACATTTGCACCCGACGCTACTGAAAATATCACTAAAGGAAATACAATTGGTTTAGGAAATGGTTTCTTGACTAATTATAGCATAAATGCTGCTGTAGGAGATTTCCCAACTGTTTCTTCTACCGTTGAATGCTTGAATATGAACTTTACTGCTGGAAATTCAGGAAACGCTCCCGGTGTAACTAGTGCTGGAGCAGTCGCTGGTGGAGTCTTTTGTCTGCCACAGGCTGCTACAAATCCTAATGGTGAAAATACATTAGGTAAAATTTCAGCATTGAGACATGGAGATATTACTCTTACGCTAACAAAGACAGCCGGACAAGCTTATGGTGGTACAGATGTCACTACTGCTGCTGCTATCCAAAATTTCTCTATCTCAATGGGTTTAAATAGAACTCCATTACAAAAACTCGGTAGTAAATACGCTTTCTCTAGAGAAATTGATTTCCCAGTTACTATTTCTTTCAGCGTGAATGCTCTAGTTCAAGATCTTACCACTGGAAATCTTGTTGATGTAATAAATAATGATGCTACTTATGACGCTGTCGTCATCTTGGGCGCTCCCGCTAATGCTAACAATAATTTGGCTACTAATGAAGGCGTTGGATATGTCCTCAAGAGATTGAGCCTAGATTCTCAAGAGATATCTTCTTCAATTGGCGCTAATAAATCAGTAACACTAAACTTCACTACTCAAGTTGGTTCTCCTCAACAAACCGATAGAGGAATGTTCATGTTTGAAACATTGCCTCTTGTATAATATTTAAAATAATCGCACTAAGCCCCAGCCTAAAAACTGGGGCTTTTTTATTTTTACAGAGTGTAAATACCATTAGGTAAAGGTTTTTCAAAGGTTATATGGCAATAGATATTAAGCTAAAAGAATATGTCCTATTTAAGAATAGGCGACAAGTCGTAAATTTATATAAAAACTTCTTAATCTTACTTGAAGATTTAAAGGAAGATGGTTATAATATTAATGATGAAAAGTACCAACGTCTAAGAAAGAAAATACTAGACAGCGGCAACGATAGCATCAGAAATTTTGAAGAAGATCTAAATAATATAAATTTATAATGAAGACAATCTACGAATTTACAATCAGTAAAGAAGGAATTGTAAAAGAGACAGAGGAATCAGTAAACGAAGAAGGACAAAAAGTAACTGTCACTAAAGACGTAGTGAAGCCAGTGCCTCATAAGTATTTTATTAAGAAACCTACTAGAGCTTTGTTTGATGAAGCCGAGTTGTTTTATGGAGTTAAACTTTCTGAAGGCGTAAAAGCAGGTTTACTAACTCGCACTCTTCTCAATAAGAGATATATTGATGATGGAGGAATCCTAGGCAACAAGGGCAAGAATGCAGAAGCAGATGCGTACAAAGACTTGTATGACTCTCAAGGCGAGCTACAGAGACTAGAAGCTCTACCAGAGAAAGATCGCCCAGATTATTTTGAAACCAAGAAAAATGAACTAGAGTCGAAAATCACTGTAATTAAAAACTCTCTAACAGAATTAGAGGTCCAAAAAGAATCTCTTTTTGATAATACAGCAGAAACGAGGGCTCGTAATAAAGTAATTACTTGGTGGATATTACTTTTGTCATACTATGAAAAAAACGGGGAAAAACAGCCATTTTTTGGTGAAGGAGATTATGAAGCCCGAATGAACAAGTATGACGAAATTTTTGAATCAGAAGATCCTCATTTAGTAAAAACCGCTAATGCGTTTATTTACCTTATTAGCTTCTGGTATGTTGGTAGAGCAAATTCAAAAGAAGATTTTGACGCTCTAAGAGAAGATCAAAAAATAAACTAATTTCTTGCATTAATTAATCCTAGCCCCTGCGCGAGCGGGGGCTTTTTAGTATATGGACTTACAAGCATTCAATAAAAATCTAAAATCTCTTTACTGGGAAATAGTAAATGGATCTTCTGCATTTGAAGTAAATAAAAAAAATTACTTTATAAAGCACATGTCTCCAAAAGATGCTGGAGTTATTGAATTGCGCGAAAATCACTATTACAATAAAGCAAAATCTCAAGGCATCCCCACAAACGAACAAAAAATAGAAGAACTAATTAAAGAAGGCTCTTATAGCAAAAAAGATGATCAAAAGATTCTAAACAATAAAATGACTCTTGCGAATTTAGTTAAAACACGCCGCAAGTTGTATCTAAGTAGAGACCTTGACAATATAGACATACAAATGAAGGAATTAACTCAAGAAATAAATGATCTTGAAAATAAGAAAAATAACCTTCTAGAAAATACTTGCGAAACATACAGCGGCAAAAGAATGAATGAGTTTTATATTTATTACTCAGTTTATTCTGATGAAGATTGCAAAACCCATGCTTTTACATTGGAAGAATTTGAAGAATTAGATCAATATGAGTTGTTTAATTTCGTTTCTCATTATTCTGAAAGCGCAAGAAAATTTAGCCACCACAATTTAAAGAGAATTGGGGTTAGCAGTTTTTTCCTTAATTATTTCTACTTGTGTGAGGATAATCCTTACTTCTTTTATGGCAGACCAATTACTCATCTGACTTTTTATCAAGTCGAGCTATTTGGTTATGCAAGGTACTTCAAAGATTTGATGAGCAAATCTACAATCAAACACCCTGATGAGTATAATGATGATGTAGACAAGATTATAGACTGGTATGAGTCTAGTAGCAATCTTGAAAAATTACACGAAGACAAGAACATGACTAACGGGAAAGAGACTGCTGTACAAGCTGTTTCTGTCATGGGAGCCACCAAGGAAGACTTAAAGAAGTTAAAGCAAGACAACACTGGAAGCGTTTCTCTAGAAGATGCAGCAAAGAAAAAAGGTGGCTCATTAAGCTTTGAAGATTTAATGAAGTTGCACGGCGTTTAAGTGTAATTATTCTTAGGTTTAAGGACATATGGCTACATCAGCAGGTAATATTCCCATTTCGGCGACGTTTGGCTCTGCCCAGCTTGAAAAAGATGTTTTGGCAGCGTTGAATCGTATTCAAAGTAAAAGCTCTCTTACTTTAAATACTAAGAACTTTAGTCAGCCGCTTGGCAAAATCACTGGTCAAGCTAATGAATTTCAAAAATCTTTAGAGGCTTCTAATGCCCGTGTTATCGCCTTCGGAGCTTCTGCTGGCGTTATTTACAATGTACAGAAAGCTTTTAGTGCATTAGTAAGCTCTACTATTGAAGTAGAAAAATCACTCACTGATATTAATATTGTATTAAATACATCTTCTTCTGGAATTAGGCAATTTGGAGATCAATTATTTAATGTCGCAAAACAAACTGGCTCTTCTTTTAAAGATGTAGCTGCTGCGGCGACAGAGTTTTCAAGACAAGGTTTGGGGTTAGAGGAGACCTTAAGAAGAACAAGAGATGCTCTTGTGCTTACTCGCTTGTCTGGTCTCGATGTAGTATCTAGTACAGAGGCTCTGACTTCTGCCGTAAACTCATTTACAAAAGAAGCTCTTACCACTACTGAAGTTGTTAATAAACTGGCTGCGGTTGATGCTAGATTTGCTGTAAGTTCAAGAGATCTTTCTGAAGCTATTCAGCGTGTAGGTTCTTCAGCCAGTGAAGCTGGCGTGAGCTTTGATGAACTACTAGGTATCGTAACTTCTGTTCAGCAAACTACTGCCCGTGGTGGTGCTGTTATCGGTAACGCCTTAAAGACTATTTTTACAAGAATAGAAAGACCTCAAGTAATTAATGACCTAAGAGACTTTGGAGTGACAGTTACTGATCTTTCTGGGAATGCATTACCAGCAATAAAAGTATTGGAAAACCTTTCTCAATCTTTCCAAAACTTAAGCCCAGTAGTTAAATCTCAAGTTGCTGAATTAGTTGGTGGCGTTTATCAGATTAACATTTTAAAAGCCTCTTTAGCTGACCTTTCTAAAGAAAACTCTGTTTTCGCTGGGGCTACAAATGCATCTTCAAGAGCAGTTGATGAAGCTATCGTAAAAAATAAAGCCCTAAACGAAAGTTTATCTGCTTTGCTTAGTGAAACTACTGCCAATGCAACTCAGTTTGCTGCTAAAGTAGGTTCTGTAAGCGTTGCTCCGGGAATTAGAAAAGTTTTAGGCTTTATTAATGACCAACTTTCTTCTGTAAATGATAAAGATTCCGAAAGCGTTGGAGCGAAAATTGGAACTGGCATTATAAGCGGTATAACTAATTTTATTACTGGCCCCGGCGTGGCGATAGGGATAATTGGTTTGGGCAAGCTTTTCGTTACGTTTAGTAAATTCGCAAAAGATGCTGGCTCAAGTTTTTTAGGTTTAAATACTATATCTCAACAACAAGGAGTGCTGCAAGAAGGTATTTCAGCTATACTTACGAAGCAACCTACTTTAATGCAGCAAATGACTTTGTCAGCTACGGCTCGTCTCAATGTAGAAAAAGAAGTTACAAAAAATTTATTAGACCAGTCTGCTTTGTTACAGGGAATGGATAAATCTTCTCTTGTTTTAGCTAAGAGTTTAATGCAGCAAGGAATAGGAGCCGATACAAAAGGAAGAGTTACTAAAGGAAAAGCCGGTGGGTATATTCCTATGCAGGATAGGGTAGCAGAAGTTTCCTCTGCTGCTAAAGGTGGATATGTTGCTGGTAATGTAATTAATGCTCCTGCTTCTGTTGGGGGAGTAATGAATACTGCTGAAACAGTAAAATATGTTCCCGGTTTTAGTCAACCATTTATACTTCCTCCAGCAGGTTCTAAAGCTGCTTCTTCATTAGCTTCTCGCTCAATGAATCAGACGGGAGTTAATCCTTATATGGCTAAGGGTTATGTGCCTAATTTCGCTCCTACGGTTGAAGAGTGGCTTACTGCTGGTCAAAAGAGAGGTCAATATAAAACTGCTTTCTTAAATGCAGATGGTACTCTTGGTGGTAAATGGACTAATGCTACTTTAAATGGAGCCTCTGACAGCGGAGTACCTATTGAAGAAATTAGAAGAATTTCTAAAAATCCAACATGGTTACCAAAACAAGCTGCTTTAGAAAGAGAAGTAGAAAGACAGGCCGCTCAATTGCCTCCATATATGGCTCAAGCAGAGATGCTTACTTTAGAAAGTCCACAAATGTCTGGTCAAACAATCCAGAGGAGTAGAGGGGCTGGAAATGTTCCAATATCTTTTAAAGTTGTTAACCTTAGTAAAGAGGCTTTAGAAAGTAATAAAGTAGATCTAAGAGCAAAATCTGATTCTTTTGCTAATCAATTATTAACTGACTTTGCGGACGGATTACCCGGAGGAGAAAAGGCTACCGAGCAATCAAGAAAAAAATATCTTGGTGCTGTACAAAATCCAGCAGCGCAGTTTGCAGGAAAAATATTTGAAGCTGGAGTTAACCTCTCAAAAGATTATTCTAGAGAAGGCAAAGGCGGAGGTGATTTTGACGTTAGAGGAGGCACTAATATTAATAAGGTGCGTCAACTATTTCCCGGATTTATAAGTAATTTAGGTGACTATAAACTTAGATATGATGATGATAGCGAAGCAAGTTTTGCAAAAAAAATTGAAAGAGAATTTGGCGGCTATATCAAAATATTTGAAGATGAGGAAAGAGCGAAAGCTGGTTCAATAGATATCGCAGCCGAAGCTTCTAAACTAAAAGCTTCTGGAGAAAAAGTTACTAATATTGTTAAAAGAATTGCTCCCGGTGGCAAAAAAGCTTTTGGCTTTATTCCTAATTTTAATCCAATTCAAGAAGCAGTAGCAAGAGAGATGTCTGCTGGATATTCCTCTTCTCAAGTTAAACTGGGTCAAAATAGTCAATTAAAAACATCATTTAATCCAAACGGTCTTGGCGTTTACAACACAACCGAAGGAAGTCTAGGAAATGGAATTTCTCTAGCAAAGAAAGCGGGGATCAATCCTCAAACCAAAGGGATGGCCGAAGGTTTTATTCCTAATTTTGCAGATGAGTTTGATCTTTCAATGATTACTGTAGCTTTTATCGCTTTTGGAAGTCAATTAAAATCTTTAGCTGGCGGCTTCAAAGAAATTAATACTCAAACCCAAAATTTAATAAAGAGTAAAAGAAGTGAGATCTCTGAAGCTGGCAATGCTGTTAAAAAACTAAAAACAGAAGCTAAATCAAAATTTAGTTTCTCTAATATTGATAAAGATTTAAATGTTACAGGACCACTTAGAACATCTGGTGGCCAGATGGTTAACAAAAAACAAAAAGAAGAGTTTGAGTCAATTAAAGCAAAAGTAGAAGAGCAAAAAGCAATAGCAAGAGCGTCTGCTAAACAACAAAGCAGTCAAGAATACAAAATAGCCACAGCAAGTTATACTAATTTACCTTTAAGCTTAAAAGAAGGTGGTAAACTTAATAATTTAATTAGGTCTTCTGGAACTGGTGCAGGTTTAGCAGCGGCTGGGGCATTAAATATTGCAGAACAATTTGTCCCTGAGTCCGATAAAAAAACGAAAGCCGCATTTTCGGGCGCTGCGGATGTCGCTCAATATGCTGGTTTAGGTGCTGCATTTGGTCCAGTTGGCGCTGCTGCTGGCGCACTAATCGGAGTAGGGATAGCCGCCAAAAAGATAGTAGATTCAAAAGCAGAACAAGCCATCTTTGACATCTCTACCAATTTAGATAAAGTTAAGGAATCTTCTTCAAAGTTCTCTGGCGCATCACAAACTTATGCAACCTCATTAGAGAGCTTACAAAATGCTTTAAATGATCCAAAAACTCAGCCTCAAGCCTTATTAAAATTTCAAACAAGTATAACTGATTCTCTTGCTTCTATTCCTAATGAGTTTAGAGGAAAGGTATTAGCCGCAGGAACTGATATTGGTAAAGTAGCTGATGCTATTGCTAGAGTAAATAAAGAAATGTCCGATGCTCAACAAAGTTTAGAAAGGCAATTGGCTATTACTAAATTAGTTAATGATAAAACAGGAATTATTGCAGGAAGCAATTTAAAAAAAGCTGACTCAGATCAATTAAATAGATTATTTACTCAATCAATAGATCCTCAAAAAGTGCTTTCTGGATTTAAAGGTGGCGCAGGAGAATTTGGTTCTTTTATTAGTAATTTAAAAGGTCAATCAATAAAAACTGATAAAATTCTTGAATATGGAGCTAATCCTAATTTTGTAGGTTCGTCTGCTCCTAAATTTGTCGAGAGAACTAATGTCGATCAATTAGGTTTGAAACAAATTAGATCGCAATTAGAATCTAAGGGTATTTTTGGACCAGAACTTGCTGCTAAATTTGAAGAAGTTTCTAAAAATATTAGCGTAGAAAATGTCAAATCTCTTTTTGATGCAATCGATGAATTTGGTAAAGGTGTTTTTTCTTCTAAAGAAGCTGCGGACAACCTTGTAGCTATTCAAAAACAAAATATTGAAATAACTAAAAAGAATGCAGATATCCTAAAGGATTTAACTCAAAGATATGAAAATCTAAATCTTTCTCTCTCTTCTCAAATTGAGGCAGAAAAAAATAGAGCTACTACTCTTAGAGAGCTAAACAAAATACAAGCAGAAGGCTCTGTACAATTAGCTTCAGCAAGGACAAAAGGTGCTTTGAGTTTAGCTTCCCCTTTCATGACTGAAGCAGGTAAAACCGCCGCAGAATCAAGCCTAGCTTTAACAGATCTTCAAAATAAACAAAACTCTGAAGTAAGAGGCGCTTTAGATAAAGGATTGTCTTCTTTCACTGATATTATTACTAAAAAAGCTGAAGACATAAGATCAAAAGCTCTTCCAGCAGTAACAGATTTGTCAAAGTCTCCAGAGGATATCACAAAAGAACTAAACGTTTTTAATAAAAATATCCAAGGTATTTCTCCTCTAATCGCTTCTTCTTTGAAAGAGTTAAGCGCTGGTGGCAATATAGAAGTAGTAAAAAACAAATTAATTCAAGGAGTCTCTGCAACGGGTCTTTTCAAGAAGCCAGAAGCCGAATTAATTGCAGGAGAATTACAAAATACTTTTGAAGGAGTTTTAAACGAGTTAACTAAAATTACTGAACAAGGAAAATTTGATTTAGCTATTCAAAAAGTAAACTCTGATTATCAAAGAAGAAGCGTAGCTCTATCTGAAAAGCTTTCTCTTGCTGGCGGTGCCGCAGCTTTGGGATCAACTGGTCAAGTTGGGGTTTCTGATTTATTTGATAAGCTAACTGAATTGACTTCTACTTTGGGACAAAATGTTAGAGTAGGAAATCCAACAGAAACAGGATCTGGATTGTTTAAATTGCTGGATACGATTTCTAATCAGTATGGGATTAGAGGCGGAGGAGTCGGAGCAGAATTAGCTCCATTACAAAATGCTTCAATAACCGCAAGAGCAGAACAGCTTAAAAAAGAAAACGAAAGAGCAAGAGCTTTAACTAATATTTCATTGATAGGGCAAACAGGAAGCGGAATTCAATCAGGCGGTGCGTTGGAGAAAGCTTTTGATAACTTCAATGAAAACGCAATGAGCGTTGCTATTGATCAAGTGACTTCTCAATTGAAGCTTGATAATATAGGAACTTATTTCGATTTATTAGCTCAAGAAAGTAAATATGCGAATGAGCTAGCGAAGACTCAAACAGAAATCCTAGCAAAACAAGCTCCTGATATAACTAAAGCTTTTTATGATATTTCTAAGGCTGAAGTAGGATCAAAAATAACTGAATTAAATAGATCTTTGAGCGAAGCATTAAAGCAACTTGTTGATACTCAAAATACAGCAGAATTAAATAAAGAAATTAGAAATCTATTACCAATAGCTTCAGTTTCTGAAAGAGAAAAAGCTTTGACAGAGATAAGATCTCAGATGGCTAATTCTGGTATGCTTTTTGGAAGTGCTAATCCTAGTGCATCAGGCATGCCAATGGGGGGTGATGCAGGTCCTTATAATCCAATTGCATATACAGATAGAGAAAAGCTGGCTTTAAAATTAAATGTCCCACTTGAGAATTTAAATTCTATTTTAACAAAGCTTTATCAATCGCAATCAACGCCAACTTCTAATTTTCCTAATAAAATTAATACTCCTGCCGCTTCTTCAGATTTTAAATTTTATGAATTCAATCCTTCAGTTGGGAAAACTTCTTCGTCAATTCCAGCAAAACCTCAATCTTTAATAGATGCAGAGCGAGATTTAGCTAAAGCTCAAGAGGGTATTCAAATCGAAAAAAATAAAAAGATAGAAGAAATTAATAAAATTTATGGAGATGGTAATAAAGAATTAGCCGCTCAAATGTACTTGGAAATGCAAATAGCAGATGAGAGAGCAAAAGTAACTGAGCGTTTAAATAAAACAAAAGAAGAAACAAAGAGGCTTTACGGTTCAGCTTACGGCGACACATTCTTCAAAGAAGAAAAAGCCGCCAGAATGAATTCCCAAATAGAAGACAATGCTAGACTTGGGAAAGTCGATGTAGGAGGAATCACAGAGAAGAACACCACTTACAATAGAGCAGACTTCGCAAAAGACACTGGTCAACTAATTGATACATTTCAAACTGATTTTAAGTCTGGTATTGGCAGCGCATTTGGCGAAGCTATTAAAGGCACTAAAACCCTTAAGGATGCATTTAGAGACATGTTCCAAGGCATCTTAAATAGAATGCTTGATAAGTCTCTAGAGATGGGCGTTGATGCTTTGTTTGCTTTTGGTAAAGCTGCTACAACTGGCAGGAAAGATGGAGGACCAATTAAAGGCTATAATTCTGGAGGTATGGTTACTGGCGGCTCTGGGATGAAAGACGATGTGCCCGCGATGATGAGCGGCGGCGAGTATGTCATTAAGAAATCTTCTGTTGATAAATATGGATCTGATTATTTAAGAAATCTAAATGGTGGAATTATTCCAAGATACGCGACTGGAGGATTCTCTGTTGGCCCATTGCAAAATGAATTCTTGTACGATAATCCTGATCGCCCAACTTCTGGAGAGTTTGCTGTTGATTCTAGATTGTCAGCAATGGCTCTAACTGACGACAATAACCCTCAAAATAAATTAAGACAAGATCGTTATGAAAAACTTGATCAGTACTTACAAGACCGAGCGCAATATGAGAGAGACAAGAAACAGAGCCTTAAAAACTATAAAAATCAAGTAAATAGCACTTTCTATTCAGGATTAACTGCTGCTGCTGTCCAAATAGGCGCTGCTGGACTTACAATGGGAGCAGAGAGTTTAAGGGGTAGAGCTTCTACTTCTGCGGGAAGAGGTTTAGAACCGGGAGGCAATTTAAGTCAATCGCAATTAAATGAACAATATGCAAAAAATCTTAGAGCAGGAGGAGGTTATATTGCCAAATTTGCTGGCGGCGGCTCTACAGGCCAAGACAATATTCCCGCTTTGTTAATGGGCGGCGAATACGTCATGAATAAAAAAGCCGTCGATATGTACGGCAAAGACTTCATGGGTCAATTGAATTCTGGTTCTCTTCCTAAATATGCTAGCGGCGGGATGGTTGGCACAAGTTATAGCGGTCAAAGCAATACAGACCAGTCTTCTAGCATGGATGAATTAGTAACTGCGTTGAATACTTTAAATGATAACTTATCTAAGGATTCGGGAATAACTCAATCAGAATCAGGAAGAGCTTCTCTTGCTGGAACTGCTCAAGAGTCTGGCATGTCTGTAGTAAACAATATTTCAATCAACATGTCTCAAGGCGGCGAAGTTACCTCTGAAGCTAACTCCACCACTCAAAAAGGCGCATCCAATTCTAAAAACGATCAGAACAGCATGCAAAACAATGGCAAACTTGCTGAGTTACTTAGAAGCAAAGTTGTTGAAGTATTAGTCGAACAAAAGAGACCCGGAGGATTACTTTACTCCAGTAGATAATTCTTTAATCTTAGAGTCTATAGTCAGTATAGCCTGATTATAGATTTGCTCTATATTGTTATCTTTGGCTAGCGGCAAGTTTAAGAAAGGAGTGTTTTGTACTTTTAAAATAAAAGGGTGAGAAAGATATTCTTTACCTAGCGATTTATTTAAAGTAATACGATATCTTTTTATATGCATTTCGCCGCAGAGAAAAGGATTTTTAATCTTTTCATTTAGATCTGCGGTAATATATGAATCTTGGTGTTTAACATCTAATACAGAAAAGAATTTAAGCTCTTTGTTTTTATTTTCACCCAAGATAAAAGAGATCTTAGCTCCTTTCCCAGAACTGCTTTCTATCTCCGCTTCGCTAAAGTTTTGGCAAAATTTGCCTTTACTAATTAGATCTAGTTCTAAAATGCCGCCTTCAGCATTTACAGAAGTAATTTTAAATAATGCTTTTTCTTTCTTGTCTAAAAAATTATCAAAATAACAATCCTTAGATACACTAACTACTTCGTTGACTTGATATCCATTGCCTTTTTCAATAACATCATTAATGACAGCGACATAATAAGTCTTAAAAAAACAATCAATTGTATCTCCGTCTAGTATTAAATCTTTTGCATTAGAGTCAAATTTAATTCTTGATTCAGAAACAACAGAAAATACTTTATTGTAGCTAATAAAATCAACACGAACAGTAGAGAACTTCTCTGGGCTTCCAATTATTTCGATCTCTTGGCCTGAATTAATTGAAGACCAATTTGCTAAATTATTAGAGTACGCAAATTCGTCGCCGGAAGAAAACAATACGTCTGTCATATTTATATTATATTACAAATAACAGCTTTTAACACAGGATGTTTTGCGTTTTCTCCTTCATATCCACTGATTTCAATTGTAGGCTCAGATATGTAGCCGCATCCTAATTTTGCCATAGATAAAGAAAGTAGCTCTCCTTTTGATCCTCTAATAGCGTTAGCAGCCGCTGCTAATCCATAGTTATAGTCAGTCTCTTCAGGACGAGAGATGGTGACATGAGGGACAGACTCTGAGCATCCGTAACCGGGGTCAATGATTTCTATGTCTACTATATTATGGAAAGCGTTAAACTTATTAATTTTCTCGCAGTCATGAATATGATGCATTTCTGTTCTGCAAGAGAGTTGTCTTAAGAAATTTTTATTTCTTTTAATAATCTCTGTCTGTTTATTGTTAGCAATTTCAAGAGAAATCATAAATTCTACATCAAGTTTTTGCAATAAAGAACTTCTCTCTTCTGTCATTCTTTGAATTTTTTCATTAATCAAATCATGCTTGTTCCAAATTGAATTGCCGTCTGGAAGGATTTTCCTATGTTTTAAATCGTTGTCGGTAATATTTTTATTTAATTGGACGATATAATCAACCAAGTGATAATCTATTCCTAAAAAATAGAGATGATCTGTGTCTTCTACTAAATTAATTGAAGACTGAATAATTTTATAACTACCGTTAATAAAATATATAATATAATGTTTCATTTTAATTAGCTGTTATTATGCATAAGTCATAACTATTGATAGCTCTAATGTTTGAATGTAAAAATAAAAAGAAGCGTCAGTATAAAGGTCCCTACTAAAAGGGGGCTTTCTAACAGCATAATGAGCAAAAGATAAATTTTTTATACTTCGAAATTTCCAAAAAGTTGCATTGTTTATTGAATCATTATTTGCATAAGTCTGCCGATAGGTGAAATAATTTGCATAAGGCAGGTCTTTTAAAGTTACTGTTATGTTGTTATTCCCAACTGTAAGTTCGGTTTTATCGACTTCACTATTAACGAAATTGTCTCCAAGAAAACAAAATATTTTTATATTCTTTTTCTCTTGAACATCGGGGATTGTTAATACAATTTTTAGATTTTCATTTTTTAATACTGGAACTCCATAATAGAAATTATGGCCCAGATTACCCACTCCAGTAAAAGTAGAAAACTCTGCCGCTGCTATAAAAGGAATGTCAATTACAGTCGGCTCTGGATTTATAGAAATTTGAATTTGAGAAGGAGTCAAAAACTGAGAGAAATTATTTGGAGGAGTAACATTTACGCAATTAAAAGCGCCGTTAAATAATCCTTTACTAACTTCATCTGTTAGAATGCTTCCATAAGAAGAACTGGAAGACAGAAAATAAAATTCTTTACTGAAATCAATAAATGCTTCTTTATTCGCTCCAAGAAAATTAGTATTTTGTATAATTCTTGTGATAGAAATATCGAAAAACTCTTGTCTGTCTAAACCGAAGTCGCTTGTTTTAGCTCCAAATTTTACTTTATATTTATTATTGCCTACTTCTGCATCGATTGATTTTAATAAAACAGGGCTTTTATCATTTGTATTTGTCGCATCTAATTCTAAAGCTCTTGTAAAAATTTTATTCCCATTTAAAATATAAGCCCTTTTGCTAGGTTCAATTTTAACATTTAAAGGGAAACTGCCCCCTGTCAAATCTCTATTTTGTAAAGAAAGCGCACAAAAAGAATTAGTAGCGGCTGGTTCTGATCCTATTACTTTATTGTCAACATTATTAGCTGTTAAATTAGTAACCAAAGTAGGTTTATAAATTACGCTTTGTCTTGATAGTCTATAAAATGACTGATAATTTCTGCCAGTGTTATTTGCGGATAAAATGGATACTTGATTTTGAGTTAAAACGGTTTTATTAATTGAGAAATGAACGTAATTACCATTATTAGTTTTTAAAACATTTTCTAGTGAATAAGACAACGGCGTTGCATCAGATGCTTTGCTTATTTCTTTAGGTGGACTAATTAGCGGATAAGTAGTATTAATTTGACTTGCCGCGTCAATTGATTTAGAATAATAATCTAAAATTTTTCTTGATGTTTCGTCAGAAGAATATTGCCAAGCGATCATAAAAGAATCTACGGCTATTAAAACGACTTTATAAGAGTCTAAATTAAAAGCTTTTCCACTATCATCTTGAACCTTGTCAAAATAAAAGATTGATTGATCTTTCGATATTTTTATAAAATGAGAATCAATTATTTCATCGTTTCCTTGTTTTATTGATTTTGGCTCTCCGTCATCGTCGTGAATTATGGAATATTTAGTAAAAGAAAAAGTTGTTTCTATAGGGGTTAGTAATAAATAAAAGAAATTAACGAAATTATCTGAGAGTATTGGAACGTTAAAAACTAATCGACGCGAAGTGGTCCCATTAATTGGATATATTGCATATGTACCCCCGTTCAAGATTGCCTTTAAATACTCTATTATGTCTGCATCTTTATTGTCATAGGTTACTAATAGAAATCCTGCTTCTTGTTTAAAAGAATCAGATGTAGTTTTGAATCCTTTGTCTGTTAGCCCTCCTTTATCAATAGCTAAAGAAAAACTTCTATACCTACCAAAAGTACTCAAAGAGTTATAAAGATAACCGTTATCAGAGGCATTGTCACTATCAAATGTTAAATATTCTGTTTGTGTTACAGGATCAAGAGCGGAATATTTTCCGAAAGCAGTCCCAAATGCCCCTTTACTATTTACTAATTCAGGGATAATTACTACTCTATAAGGATAATCAATATTGTTAAAAACAACTTTATCTATAAAATTTAAAGGTATATTAAAATTAAGAGAACTTCCAATTACAGCAAAATATTGATTTCTATTTAAAGCAATAGGATTGTCAAATTCGTATGTCACATTATTGACAATAGTTTGCGCTTTAATCACGTTTGTATAACTGATTTCTTGAACAGGAAAAGCAGTTGTTTTTAAAGCGTCTGTGGAGTCTACAGCTTCAACATAAGAAAGAGGAGAAGAATTATTAATATTTACTCCATAAACTCTTATAAAACCTCTTGCTTGACTTTTAGTTAATGTAGTTTTAGTAAAAGATTCATAAATATCTATTGAAACAAATTTAAAATTTGTGTCTTTATTCGGATCAAAGTCTGATTGATAGAAATTTTTTGCAAAAACTTTAAATCCTATAGTGCTATTTTTAATTGAAGAATCATAAAAAATGTCAAGCACTACGTTAGTCTCCTGCGAAGTGAATAAGGCTCTTAATGGAGCAGAGGCTTCTGGTGCTGGTGCTTTTGCGGGGGTAATATTTAATCCAGATTCTATCTGGGTATATTTTAAGTGATACATTTGAGACGCTATAACTGTGTAGTTCGTCCCTTCAGTAGATTCTTGAATTCTGAAAATTCTATAAAAATCATAATCACTATCTGTAGTTCCGTTTAGATTTCCTGAATTTTCCAACGCCCAAGTTATTGATTTGGGAGACATTCCCGAAGCGCCTGTAAAATACGCTAAACCAGTTACATTAAGTCCAGAAGCCATTACTGGAGCTAAACCTGTGATTCTTATAGAATCATAATATTGACCAGTAATTAAGTTGCCGCTTCCTACTATAAATGAATTAGTAAGAGGTTTCCTATAATCATTATAATCAAGATTACTAGTGACAATACTGTTCCCCGCTGTGTCTTTAAAACTAGGGTCTAAGTTGTACTTAGGAGAAACAATAGTAAATTTATAGTTCTGATCACCAGAAAAATTGAAATCAAGTTTTCTGTCTAATGTTAGTGTCCCAGTAGTGACATTTATATCTCCAGAAATGTTTATATTACTTAACCGCCCCCCTACTGTTTTATGCTTCTTGTAATAATCATGAACTTTTATCACATCTCCGGGTTTTAAATAAACAGATTCTGGACCTGCTTCAAAAGATACGGTTTCCGTTTCGTTATATTCAGAAGCTAATAACCATCTTCCTAATCGTTGGGCTTGTCCTCTACTAGTGCATCCAAATGCTGTTAATTCAGTTTCTTTAAATCCGAATTTTCTAAATGCTTCAATATTTTCCACATATTCTACTGCTGGTTTATAAAAATTATTTTTATCAATATATCTAATATAAACAGCAGAGTTTCTGTCTTTTAGTGAAGTAGATTCATAATTAAAATTACCATCCGTTACGTTCGAATTAGTAAAAGAATAAACAGGAGTGTTTTCTGGCATGTCATTTATTGTATAAATAAATCCATTTGAATAATAGAACATACCTCTAAAGACAGAAGCCATGTCGGCTAATACTTTAAGAGCGTCTTCTTGACTTTGAAGATAAACATTACAAGAGAATCTGGGTTCGACTCCTCCAAAACCATCTGCAACGAGTTCATCGCAATATTTGGCTATTTGATAAAGCGACCATTTATCTACATCAGCTTCAGAAACATAGTTCCCTGCCCCGTATCTTTTATTAGTTAATAGATCATAAAAACACCAAGCAGGATTGTCTGTCCATTCTTTATCTTCTTTAAAAGTCCCGTCCCAATAATCGTTTGACGAAGAATAAGGTAAAACTCCTGCTGTGTCATAAACGCTAATTTTTTTAGAATATCCTTCTGAAATTATGCCTCCTGAAAAAGCTTTTGATAAAGAAATTCTGTCAAAAGAAATTTGATTTACTTTAATACTGTCTGCGTATCCTACAAAAGTATCTTTAAAAATTTCTATCTTTTTGTTGTTAGTTATGAAATAAGAAGGAATAAATGGCCCAGTTTTATCGTTTGCTGCATCGTATATTTGAGCAGCGCTTAAGGGAAGTAAAACGACTGTTTGGTTTTGTTCAAGGGTAACAGAATTTGATAAAAAAGTTTGATCTATTCTTAATCTGTTATATGCTTGTAATTGATTTTGAGTGTCTCCTTTTAGTCGCAGTAAAGCTGCTCTCTCTAATAAATTGTCAGTTCTCTTGTTGAAATCCAAAGGCCTTATTGCATTTCCAATACAAAGCGTTTGGTAAGCATTGTAATCGTCAATATTTATATTACATTGAATTTGCTTCTCTGAATTTAACAAAACATCTATTTCGGCGTTTAGTATATTGGGGAAAAATTCTTTACTTAAAGATTTCCCGATGTACCAACCACCACCCGTAGCTAGGAAAGTTTTCGTGGTGCCATAAAAGTATTTATAACAAGTAGCAGCAAGATTGTCTATTTGACTATTATAAAGGGAGTCTTCCTTGAATGATACTCCTTGTATTAAAAGAGAGGGAAGCCCCTTGACTGATGCTTCTAGTTTACCGGCTTGATCCCTTAATTGTGGTTTTTGTGTATCAACAAGGGGAGTTTTATCCCAAGTTTTGTCATTAAGATTTATATTTGCTACGACCCTCGCGACTTCATTAAATGTCACTTTCGGGTTTACTACTTTTGGTAAGATGGATAAAGTAATTCTTGTAAAAGTGTTTTTTAATTTAGTTGTCGAGTACTTGCTTGTGTTTAGTTGTTTTGTTATGGTATATATTTTGCCATCATTTGGAGAAATAATTTTAAGTATTAAGCTTACAACCTCTCCATTTATAGCCATAGAAAGATTAAATTGCTCCTCTCTATTAATTAAAGAATAAGTTCCAGCATAAGAAATATCTTTTAATTTAATAAAAAAGTCACAATAACACCCAGAAAACCCTTGATCTTTTAAATAACCTTTTTCACTAGTAACCTGTAAGTTCCTAGTAGGTATTAAATCCATTTGGTAATATGGATTATTAAAGAAGTTTATATTTTGATCTCCACCTTCATATTTGAAAGCTTTTGTTGCCTGTCCATTAGCGCAAAGAGTTTTTAATGGTATTGATATGGAGCTACTTAAAGGTATATCAAAAACATTAGGATTAAATGCTTGAGGGATAGCCGAGCTTGAAATAGAAGTTATATTCTGAACCAAAACATTCCATTTTTTATTCAACCAATTTCTAACAGAAATGCTTTCTGATGTAGCTAATTTTCGATTATAAACTAGAACTTCAAAAACTGTGCATTTACTATTAAGCGAGACATTATGATTTATTGCTAGACCCAATAATGGTAGGACACTTACAGTATTCCTCTGGGTACTGCGAATAGTATTCTGCCAAAATACTGTATAAAAAGAAGTTTTATCTTGAGTGAGCCCTATGATATAAGTAGTTGGATCATTTGTGTCGCCCCAATAATTGGAGCGACTAGAAAATTTAGGTATGTTACTTTGCGTTTGCGGCATGTCAAGATTTGTGTTACCCGCTGCGAAGTAGCGATTAATTTTCTGTGTTTGCCCGAAAATATAGTGTTGAACAGGAAAAGAAGCTAAAATAGAATTTCTTTCAGTATTTAGAGCGCTAGAATGCCATTTACATACAATGAAAACAGTAAAATCATCCTTACTAATGGCCTCAGTACTATCTGCGTTACCAATGAATTTAACTTTTTGAGTAGTCTCAAATGTCACTCCATAATTTCCATTGGGGCTTTGCTCTGAGTGGCTTGATCCATATTTTGGTCTAGCGGTAGTTCCAGCAGGGGCTGCGTAAGTTCCATTTCCTAAGACACATTTTATGGTTCCAGCTACGGTATTGGGCCAACTAGTTACCTCTCCTGCCGAAGTAGTTAAGGAAGGATTGCTCGCATCAAATTGAGCAATTAACCCATCTGTAATTGGAGGATTGACATTGTCGGCATTTACATAATTACCATTTTCTCCTAAAAAGAAATCTTCTGTTGTTTCTCCGTCTGTTTTTGAAATTGTTGTTGTAATGGTCGGCGCAAGTGGAGTAGTTATGCCATAAGTTTTTGTTATTGGATTATAATTAAAAGGAACTTTGACTTTTAATAAGTTAACATCATATGATCTTTCTGGTATTTTAGAAAAATATCCAGCGTTAAATTTAGAAGTAACAATTGCAGAATTAGTATATCTAAACGAAGAAGAGTATGTTTCAGTAATGCTTTCTAAACTTATAAAAGATGCTCTTGCTGAAAAAGTGTCTTCTGGAGTGATTTTTAATACTGTAATATCCCAACCTGCCCAATTTTGGTCTTCATTTAATCCAGAAAAAACATTAGATGTGTTTAAAATGATTTGCTTAGAATAGCCTTGAGTTACTTTTCCATCGGATTCTATTTCGAATAATTTAGGGACGTTGTCTACGTCAATTACTAAATTTTGATTGTCTTTAATTATTGTAGCAGTATTCGAAGTTAAATCAAGTGTTGGAAGATTAGCGTTATATCCTTCATTGTAAATTGGAGAGATTTTAATTCTTATTTTGAATTTATTTCGTATAACAGACCCAGCACCAGCGACTATAGCGTCGAGATTTCCATCTTCGGTTTCTCTTCCTGTGCGGGTTAATTTAAAATCAGTTGCCGTTGCTGATTCAACTCCTTCTATCTTTATTTTCCCATCCCTTACTTCCGTTAAATCTTGGTATTTCAAAGTCACATAAAGAGAAGATATTCTAAAATTTAAACTTATTTTTTTACATTCTTTATTTAATATGCGGTAAGTCCTTTGGTAATCAAGGACTTCATCTGTTGTCCTAGCTAGTTGATTTGGGCCTCTTAATCTTTCTCCTATGGAGCGAATATAAGATACGCTATCGAAACCTTGATCTAATGAAGTGCCTTCTGGAGTTCCATTAGTTACTTGGACATTTATTTGTTGAAAATTGTATTTTTCTTGGCTGTCTAAAAGAGGAGTTTGGTTCCACTGGATAGATCTTAAATATTTAGATTCACTGTTCTCTCCTACTACAGAAGAGTATTCATTATAAATAACTTTTTTAAATCCTAAATCGCCAACTTGACCAGAATATAAATACTGCCCTTCAAGAAGTCCACCGATTGGCCCTTCTGATAAAAGATCTTTTACTTTTGCAAATTGGTACACTCCATAAGGCTGTCCGTTATATACAAATCCTTCAACGTCTTCATAAGCGGCAGTTGGTTGTGGCGATTGCGAACCACCGCCTCCACCGCCAAAGCCTTTTATGTATTTAAAATCTTCAAAGTTATTCATTTTTTATATGTAGTTAATTGAGTCTTTTACATCTGCTGCTGTTGATTTAGTGTCCATTTCAACATTGTTAACGGATACTTCAACTGTTTGAGATCCAATTTTCATTCTACCGTATCCAATTGGAACAGGTCCGCCTTCTCCAATAACATTAGAAGGTCCATCAAATAAGTAACTTGGCTTGCTGCCGTCTTGTTGAATTTTTCTAAAGTCTTCAAATTTTGGAGGAGACATCATTAACAAAGTAACGCCTGTTACGGCTAATCCGATACCTGCTCCAATTAATGCGGCAGACAAAACAGTTGCACCTGTTCCTCCTGCGGCTCCTGCCATGCCAAGAAATGTAACTCCCCCTGCTGCTCCAATACCTGTTGCGATTAGTATAACGCCCAACACTAAGGCTAGTATTCCTTTGGTGCTACTGTTACCGCCTCCACCAGCACCTTTAATAATAGGCACAATATCTAAAGTCTCTAATTTCTCATTTATCATTACTAATTCAGAGTTAAGAATAGACTCTGGTTTTTCTAGAGAAATATTTTCTGGATTCATTATCTCTCTTTTATTAACAATCACCTTATACTCTACGCTTTTTTCTGCTGCTCCAATTAGATATTCCAGTAGCTTACCCTTGGACAAAACTTGGATAGCTCGCAATGCTTCCTTTATAGAATTTACTTTTAAACTCCAATTTTCCCTTCCTACATATTCTGCTATTTCTCCGTGTAAAGTAACGTTAGTCATAAAGATTATGCCTCATTATATAAATTACCCATTTTTTGTGTTGGTTAGAAAGCTTTTCGGTAAGAGAAGGTTTATTTCCGGGATGATGCAAAATCATGTCTTCTCCAAGATAAACGGCGCAATGAATTGGGAAATCGAACCTTTTTGTTCTCATTATTAAAACATCGTTCTTTCTAAAATTAGGAACTTGCCTGAATCCATTGTATTCAAAGTACCTCTTTAAATAGTCGTCTTTATCTTTTAAAGCGGCTTCTTCGTCTAGAAGTCTTTTGCTTGCTGTTTTATTGTACTCTTCTTCAGAAACATTATTTTTAAGAATTTCTAACTCTGGACAAAGATGGAGATTCAAATCGTGCGCGTAATAGTCTCTAACCAACCATAAACAATCTGCAAAGCCTAAAAGAAAAGGTCTTCCTGTGTATTGAATTTTATAACTATTTGGATTATAGGTGTAGAAAGATCCGCTTTGCTTATTGTAGACAATGCATGGTAATCCCAATCTTTCAGATACAATTATATCTACTTCTGAAATAGCATCAAAATTAATATGAGAATGATAATAGGCAGCAACATTAGACTGACCGTCAAAATTCATCATAAATTCAGTAGCTGAATTAATCAGATTTTCTGTCTTTTCTATGTCTAATCCAGACTCTGAATGTACGAGAAGCCCACATACTTCATTATTAGAAGTATTAGCGTGTTCAATAATTTTGCTTTTAATCTCTTCCGTTAGCATATTTGATTACTCCTTATGAAGCAATAGATTCTTCTTTTCTCTGCGTCTGTGAGCTTTTCAATGATTGATTTTTTATTTCTTGGTTGGTGTAAAATGTGGTTTTGCCCAAGATAAATGCCAAAGTGTGAAGGGTAATTTTCTAGGTATTTGAATACAATGATATCATGTTTTCTGGCATTTTCTATTCCTTCGATCTTAACGAAATTTTCTTTTTCAAAGAATTTATCAAAATTTTGCGAGTCGCAAAACTCTGCTAATTTATTTTTTACAAACTCTGGATAATCCTTATCCCAATCTGCTGTTCTTTCATAATGGAAAATCTTAATACCGAATTCTTCATTGTAATAGTTTTCTACTATTGATAAGCAGTCAGATACCCCAATTACAAAATCTTTATCAACGTATTTATTATAGTAATTTTCTGGAGAATACTCTTCAAAAGAATCACTTTTTAGTATATAAACTATGTTTTTTAGGTTAAGCTTGTGGCTTATCTGCTTGTCTAGCTCTGAGAAAGAGTTGTCTTGTATGCAGTGAGAATGATAAATCCCAACAATTTTGCCATTCATTGCCGCCTTTAAGTAATCTAGGTGACATACAACAAATTCATTTTCCTTATCCTGAGCTATATTCTTACAAGGAAAAGATTCTAGTATATTCTTTTTATTTAGAAGCAGAAGACCGCAACATTCATCTGGGTTTTCCTTTAATGAATGAGCTTTTATTTTTGCTTTTATTTCGTCGCAAATCATTATCCTACTCCTCTATTGTAATTAGATACTCCATAAAATCCTCCAAAAGGTAAAGGATTTTCTCCAAATCTAATTTTACATCCTTTTATACTCTTGGAGCATTGATCAGCTATCCAGTATTCTCCGTTTGGAGGAGGCACATCCATAGGTGTATTAGTTTTTGCTATAAAATAAAAATTAATCTTGTTTTTCGTAATAAAAACTATTTCTCCTTTTTTATAACTTTTTGACAATTGCCAAGCGCTTGGATTGTTTGCGATAGTAGTCTGTCCAAAAATCGCCATTTCAGAAATTATTTGATCGTCTTCAGTGGCGCAGATCGGCGCATTTTCTCCTGACGAATTACTTTTGTTTGGTATTGGAGTTGTAGTCCCATGAATTTCTTCTTTTAAATTTTCGCTGTACTCATAAAGACAGCCTTCTCCTCTATATTGCCAAGGACAAATATAACTTAAGACTCTTCTCTTAGGCAACTTCACTCTGTCTAGGTCTATTGCGCTTGAAAGCTCAAACTGAATGCTATTTTTATTTTCTGAAGACTTCCTATCAAAGTAATAAACATCTCTAGGAAATTCGCAATTTGGATCAGGATCAAATCCATCTGGTATGATTAATTTGTCAGGAGATAGGGTACTTACTCCATCAGATTGGTAAAAATTATTTCTGTCAAGGAATTTAGCAAAGGTTCTGATTCTAGTGAACTTTACTCCAATTAAATCTCCAAAATTAACAACCCCTTTAAAAAGGCTAAAAACGTCAAGCATCTCATCAGAAAAGCTTATTTGAACTTTCGGTTTAGGAAACACTCCTCTTGAAGCTGTTTCAAATCCCTCTGTCCCTAATGGAGCGGGTAAATAAGCTTTATTCTTCCAATAAATGATATTCCTTCCAAGTTTTAAATTATTATGTAATCGAATAACTCTATAATCAAAAGTATGAGTAGTATCTCCTCCGGGTAAAATTATTTGAAAGTTTTTGAGATTAACAATAAATTGAGAACTCGCCGTAGTCGTAAAACCAATTTCACTTAGATCTATTTCAAATAAAGAGATTATTGAAGAAGGCTCAAGAGAGAAAAACTCTGTATTTATTTTTAAAGATGCATTTTTTTCTTGTTGAGTAGCCATAATATTATGCTGGTACTTCTTCGAAGGTAGCTTTTACAGAGAAATTATTGAAGAATGGATTAGATGATCCCCATCTTCTACATACAAATAGTTTGGCATCTGTAGATGCAACTGTATACGGCGCAGATGGATAATAAATAAAAGCTGTCTTCGCTGACCTCGCACTAAAGAAATGAAGGATAGCAGTGCATTCATCTAACGTTAACCCATCAAAATTTAATTCAAAATTAAGCAGATTAAAGTTAATTTGGTCGCTTACTCTCTTTTCGTAGCCATCTCCGTATTTTATTACATCTACTTTGGGCTCAAAATTGGCTTGAGTTTGATAAGAAGGCTTCCAAATAAACAATGGGTAGTCTTTTTTGACAACAGGGTGTTGGAAGAATCCTCCCCAATAAGCATCTGAATTAGAAATAACGCTAGAGTAAACTGGTGGATTATTCGCGGGCACAGCGGCTTTAGCGTAATAATACCGATTATCTGTGTATATGATAATATCGTGCTTATTATATACGGTGGAATTATTCCATGGACTAATATTAAAAATTGAACTAGACATACCTTTTACCTTTTACCAACTTATTATTACACTTTTTTGTGTAAATAATAAAATAAGATGGCATTATCTCGACTAAACAAACAGAACTTGGATTTTTACTTGAATCAAAGCCAAGTTCATGGCGTTCAGGATATTCAGGCTTCCTATCAAATGCCAGTTCAACATACCAAGTATCTTGGTATGAATAGCAGCTTTTACACTCCAGAAGGAGCGAAGGGCGCTACTTTGTCTGTAACTAGTCTATTGACTACTTCCAATGACTTTCTAGCTTGTACTGGTGAAGCGGGTAACTACGGATTTATTACTAAGAAAAACAATCCAAGTTCTAATGTCTTATTTGGATTTCAAAGCGGCTATTTGACTTCTTATACTTGTGGTGCCCAAATTGGAGAAGTGCCAACCGTTAGGGCGAATTTTGAAATATATAATGATGCTGGATCTATAGCTTCTCAAGGCAATTTTAATCAATCAAACGCCACATCTTTGGTAAATTCAAATTCGATAGACATAGGAGTTAATGACTTTATTACAAATAGAGTTAATTCTTTTAACCTTAATATAAATGCTAATAGAAACGCTGCATATTATTTAGGTTCTTCAACTCCATTTTCTGTAAGGACAATCTATCCTCTTGAGGTGAGTTGTGAATTTAATATAGCTCAAGATAATTACGCTCTGCAAAAACTTTCAGATTTATCATACAGCATAAAGAACATTAGTAATTTTTACATTAAAACTAAAGACTTTAATGGAAATTCAGTAAATTTTGATTTTGGAAGTTCGTTATGTTATTTTATTGACGTTTCCGAAGACTTCTCCGCTAGTGTAAATTCTCCTGTAGGAATAACGGTAAGGTACAAGGGTTATCTGAAATAAGGAAAAAGGATGAAATATTTTAATGAGTGTGACGTAGTATTTAATTCGCGTTTTGGGTCAGGCTTAGTTCTGGCTCAGAACGCTTCTATTGCAGTAAATAGGAGTATAAATTCTACTTACGCAATCGGAAGACAAAACTCATCTCAGATGTTTAAGACTAAAGCAGATGAGACTAATATCGAGTTTACTTATTTCCCAAATATCTCTGATCCTATATACAAGTGTTTCGATTATCTAAAAACAGGTATTTTCACTAATAGCTTTCCTGAAACAAATATTCCTGTTCAAGTCACTTTAGCAGGAGTAAGTGGTTCTTTTTATCCTTCTAGATATTCATTAACAGCAAACCCTAACTCAAAAGTACAAGCTTCTGTTTCTTTGTCTAGTTTTTCTAATATTTCTGGAAGTCTTAATGATAAGCCTACAATTAATAACCTAGCTAGCGGATCAGGAATAGCTCATTCGTGGAATACTAAAGTCTCAGGAACAGCCGCTCTCTATAATGTTTTAGACTTTGCCTATGGAATTTCTATCAATTGGAATCCAATCTACTCAGTGGGTCAACAAAGGCCAAGGCAAGTTGACCTATCCGCTGGAGAAGAAACGTTTGATTTTACCATAGAGAATTTTAATTCAAATTTCTCTAATGCAGATTTATCGACAGCAGAGAACGCCAAGATAAACATAACTACTTTCGGCGATCAATCAATAATGATTATTAATACTTCAGGAAGCAAGATCGATTCTTCTAATCTGTCGATTAATATTGACGATTTTGCTAAAAATAAAATATCATTAAAAAGGAGTTTCTAAATGTTTTTTAATTATAAAAATTGTACGTTTAGCTTTAGTGGCGTTGATATCCTCGCCTCTAATGTAAACATGTCTCTTGATACCTCTAATACTCCTGTCTACAATGAAGAATTTAAAAAGAATTCTTATTCTTATGTAGCCGAAGATACAGTAGATACTAATTTTTCAATTTCTTATTATTTAACAGGTAAAGACTTCGTAAAAGAATACTTATTAGGGGCTAGTTCAGAACAGGGAATTTCTGGAAATTTTTGCGGCTTGTATTTCGAAAATGGCTACATTACAAACTATTCCATAAAAGGATCTCCTGATTCTTTGGCTAAAGTTGATGTAGAAGTTAAAGTTTTCGAGCCTCTAAAAGGAGCCTTCTCTGCAACCTCTCCTGCTAATAGACCAGAATTCACTCCATTAAATTTCTCAAGTTTTTATTTATCAGGCGACTTAGATGGAGCGCCTTTTGATTCAAATGGTTATAATTTTACTAATTTTAATTATCAATACCAGAGAGAGGTTCAAAAATACAACAAAGAAGGATCTTCGGCTTTTGATGAAAGTGGAAGAGCTTATTTAGGAAAAAGATCTCAGAGCCTTAGCTTTGAAATAGATAATTTTAATTATTCTTTGCCTTATTCAGGCGTTCCTTGCTCTTTTTATATATCTTTGCTAACTGGGTCTCAACCATTAGACACGTTATCTTTTGCAGGGATAGTATCTTCAAAAAGATCTTCAGTTGAGGCTCAAGGATACATCAGATCTGAGTTTTCTTTAAGACAAGATTTCTCTCATTTTAAACCAGTAATAACCGATTTTACTCCAAGAGTCATTTTGCCCGGAGCGACAGTTACTATCAATGGCAGTAATTTTATTAATGTTAAAAAAATATTTTTTGGTAATACTGAGGCTACTTCTTTTAACCCAGTTTCTACTTCTTTAATTACTGCTGTGGCTCCTATTAGTTTAAAAGGCGCTGCTGCTATTCTGATAGATACAGAAGAGACGAGTTCTTCTTCTATCTTTAACTTTAAAACAAGTGTACTTGTTGACGATATAAGATTATCTTTAGAGTTCCAAGGATTATAACATGCCAACTTACAATACAGGTTTAATCAATCAGAGGATGCGCGTGACTGGCGCAGGGCTTTACGCAATAAGCGGATTACAGGTTCCCGGCGCTGGTTTCATTGATTTTTCCTATTATGATTCAACTCCTGAGTATATAGAATTTAATGTCCCAGAAGATATTTTATTGGGAAAAGTAAACCTTTATTTTATTACTGGAGCTACGCTGTCTGCTCCAATGTATGTTAGTGGAGTTGATTTTTTTCCAATTCCAAGATTAGATGCGGTTATCCCTTCAACCCAAGAAGTTGGAGAATTTGTAGCTATTAGCGGAAAGTCTTTAAGTGGAGTTCAGTATGTATCTTTTAATAATCTTACTGGAACTGATATATCTTATCAACCAGATAGTGGCGTTTTATTAGTTAAGATTCCAAGCGGATACACGACAGGCCCAATTATAATAAGTGGATATAATAATACTGGAATAGTGCGTGTTTCTAGTTCATTTAATTTTTTTGGTAGTATTTTTATTAGTGGTTTTAGTGATAATCTTCCTTATGAGGGAGATTTATTAAAGATTTCTGGTAAAAATTTTAATACTTCCTATGTTGACCAATCTTATTTTCCTGTAAATTTCACTACTTCTGTAGATAATAATATCACTGGTTTTGTAACCGCTCGTTTTACAGGGGCAGGAGATGTGATTTCTGGAATAGTCCCTCCAAACGCTAATGCAGGATTCGTAACGATAAATTCTAAAGACAACACCTCTTTTACTTCTAAAAATCAAATTACGGTCCTTAAAGCTCCTGTAGTATTTAATGCTTTAAATTATTATTTAAATTCTGGTGAGTCTAATATAGCTATAGGAAAAAATTTCGGTAATGTCACAGGCATTATTTTAAGTGGATTAAACTACAGAGAGCCTAAGACGATTTTAAATAGCGGAGTTAGGAGTTCTCAAGCTGGTATATTTGGAAGGTCTTTATTATTCAGCGGAAGTTCTTACTTGCAGATACCTTCTCCTTCTGGAGGAGACTTTAGTTTTGGAGCGGGTCCATTTACTATTGAATTTTTAATTAATCCATTACCTTATACTTCAACGCCAAAAATAGATATATTTCAAGATGTAGGATGGGACTCAAATGGTTTTTCTTTCTTTAAAGCGGCGACAAGTTCTAATTGGAGTTTTTATGCCGCAGGAGGTTCTATAGCTAATATTCCTACTTCTAATATTCCAGCAAATCAATGGACAAAAGTAGTAATCTCTAAGAACTCTTCAAATGGAAGTACGTTTGTGGCTACTAGCGGATTGAATAATGGATTCAGCACTACTGTTTCAGCAGGGGTTCCATATACAATAACTGCTGGAAGTGGATTTTTTGTTGGGACTAATAATGTAAGTAATTACTCTGCTGGAGTCAATCCATTTTCTGGATACCTTGAAGATCTAAGAATTATTAAAGGAGCCGGATTATATAGTAATGCTAATCAGTTAATAACTGGTTCTGGGATGTTTGATACATCAAATACTGTTCTGCTGCTTCAAGGCAATTATTCTGATTATGATTACAGAGGAGACAGAAATAAATTATCAAAGATACAAGACATTTCTGGTTATGTAGAAGACTACAATTACGGAATTCATAACAAGAGTTTTCCTATTTCTGCTTTCGTAAAAAATAATAGTAACACTAGTTTAACTTTTACTGGCACAAACGCAGACGCTGGATGTTACGATATCACTCTCCAGAATACAGGGAATAGGAATTTTATATTCAAAAATTTTGAAATTATAAAAGGCTCACCTGTAATTAAAAATCTATCAACTTTTGAGCATTATGTTGGTGGAAATATTGAAGTCCTTGGGCATAATATTTATCCAGATTCTCAATTTTTATTTCAAGATACTGGGGACGTTAATTCGGTAGTCGATGCAAATGAAAATGCAAATAGTTATTCTTATCAATCGACATTCAGAAATCAAAAATCATTAGAAGTTTCTAATTCTGTACTGATAAAAAATGATACTTCTAAATTTGACGACAGAAGCTTTTTATTCTCTGGTAGTCCCGGCCCTTATGTCAAATTTTCAATAACCGGCCAATCTTCAAATTTTCCTTTAGGTTATAAAAATAGTTTTGCAGTTGAATTAGATTTTAAACCACTAGTAAATTTCTCTGCTTCTGATAAAAAATATTTAATAGGGAGTGAAAATGGGCTAAATGTGTTTGTCACTTCTGATCAAATAGTTATTTCAGGAATAGATTGGAATGGGTATAAGCCAGTTTTTTCTGGTCAAATAAATACGTTGGATTGGAATCATTTGTCTATTTCAAAAAATTATCTAAATCAGAATGCAATTAATGGGAAAATATTATTAAATGGTGCGCCTATAAATTTAAGTGGAAGCGAATCTTCTTTAAATTTTGCAACTTCTAATTTAGATTTTAACTTAAATGTTGGCATAGGCTCGACGAGTCCCTCAATAAGTAATTCAGTATTCGATATTTATATCGGGAGAGATTTTGCAAATACTTCTGCCAAATATTGGAGTGGGTATATAGATGAAATTAGAGTTGTTAGAGAAGACCCTTATCAGTATTCAAATTTCGCTCCAATAAGAAGAGCAAAAAATAATATTAATACTGAAATTTTAGTACATGCTAATGCAGGTTTATTTGATGACAATGTTAGGAGTTTTGGATATTTAAGCGTAACCACTCCAAATTTGTCTTTAATTAGGAAAAGCAACCCTGTATTAAACAACTTAAACTCAACGACTACTGGGGGTTTTGATAAGATCTTTACATTTTTAAAGACGCCTGTCATTACGGGAATATATCCATCTTTATTAGAGCAAGGTCAGCCAGCTACTGGATATGGAAGTGATCTTTATTATGTAAATTCTATAAGTATAGGCGGTTATGGAGTTAATAATTATAATATATTTAAAAGTGGGTCTGAATTTGATCAAGCGTTTACATTTACAGTTCCTGATTTAGCCCAGAGCGGAGAAAGTTTAATTATTAATTCAGATTACTACAGTTATACATACCCAAGTGGGCTTTCTATAAAAACAGGCACTCTTATCGTTGATGGTTTTTCTCCAACTACCGGAGCAGTGAATACTCTAATTACTTTTTCTGGTAAATTTTTAAATACAGTTACCTCTGTAGAATTAGGTAGCCAAGGAGGTGGGTTTAAAGAGATTGTCGCTTTCAGAAGAAAAGACATTAGTGGTTTAAGTTTTTATATTCCTCAAGTTTACGATATTACAGATGGCCCTATTGTTTTAAATGGAAGCAGTAGAGTAACTACAGTAGATTCTTTTACTTTTATTAATCCTAAAATTTCAAGAATTATTCCTGCTTCTGCTTATTTTGGAGATTTTATAAGTTTATCAGGTACTAATTTGAGTGGTCTTGATTTCTATGGAGTTGGATTCAATAACGAAATAATAAAATATCCACACGTTGTGCCCCCCGTTGCAACAGGAGCTTTGCTTTCAGTTCCAAGAGACGTAAAACAAGGAAGTTTTAGATTTTTTAATTCTGGCACTTCTGCTGAAATAAAAGGCTTTTCTCCTCTATTTTATCCAAGTACAACTATCTCTGGTTCAGACGCTAATACCTATAGGACGCAAGATGGAATAATTATTACAGGAATAAATGCTCACCTCTTTCAAACAAGAGATCTTTACATTAGCGGGTTCAATAACTTAACAGACAAAACAGGTCAGTATTTAATTTCGCAAGGAATGCAAGCTATTGATATTTCAACACTGTCTGGAATGTCTCAGCCTTACACTGGTTATACCGTGTTATCTGGGAATTTAAATATTACATCTTTCCCTTCTGTGCAAATTCCTGATTTAGAACTTCTTCTGAGCGGTTCTGATGCTATTGGAATAGGGAATACTACTGCAAGTGTATTTAATTCTATCTTATTGGATGGCTATATTGGAAGTGGACAAATTTTCTTCCAAAGAAACAGCTTTGATGCTGATAATCTCTATAAGACAATAACGATTAGACCTCCTTCTATTTCAACATCTACTTTAAATATTACAACTGGAACATATAGGTCTCTTATTACATTAACTGGAGCTAATCTTAATTATGTGACAGGAATTAAATTTGAAGGCGTAACAACTCTTGCAAGAGGCGCTTCTGGAACAATAACTCCAAACTTCCCTTATTTAGCTGCAAATTTTAAATCTGGGATCTCAGTAGTGACTGACGCTAGGGAGTTGAGCAGTAGCGTGATATATAAAGACTATGGTGAATTAAAATTCTATCCTCCATCAATGGCAGGAAAGGGTATGCACGGTAAAGACGTTGAAGACGTAAGGCCAATTTCTGGAATGTTCTATCTGCAAACTTACTTGGGAGAAGAGTATCCAGTGACTGGAAACTTTAATTATATTCCTTTTATATCTGTTAATGATGCTTATTTAAATAATAATCTAACTTATAGATTAGATGGAAGCACTCAAGTAAGTGGTTGGGATGGGTCTGTTATATCTTTTAATGGAGAAGGAGTAAGATACCTAACAGGAGTCAACTTCTTTACTAAAGTCAATGGACAAATAATAGAAGATTTTGCAACGACATTTCAATTCAATAAAAAACGAGCAAAAATAGATTTTTACAATCAGCCCGGAGGCATCATTACTGGTTATAATATCGTAAGTGGAGGCGCTGGTTATACATTCTCTCCTGTTAGCATTGGTTTAAATGATGGCGGAGCAGGAGTTCCTACTATAGATGCTATCGTTTCGTTCATGCCTCCTTATGTAGGGCAAGTTACAGGAGTGAATATACTTGTTAATCCAATTGGTAATTCCCAAGATTTCTGGCAAGGAAATAATGCTATCGTTCCAAATCCTTCATCAGGTTTCATATTAAGAAATCCTCCAGCTAATCTTGTTTTCTCTGGAGATAATTTCGCAACTCAAAGTGGAGATGGTTCTAAATATTATGGCTATTATACTGTTTCAACGACTTTCCCGTTGGATAATGGTTTTGTAGTTGGTGAAAAATTAGACTTGAGATTAGCCAACTATGGTGCAGTTTACGAGACGACTGATCAACCCTTCTTAAATATACAAAATCCAAATAACTTCGCCA